GAAAGAATGGTGGAAAGAACGGTGGGAAATACGGTGGGAAATAAGGTGGAAAATAAGGTGGAAAGTACGGAGGAAAAAACGGAGCGTTTCTCTCATAGGCTATAGCAGTTCCAAGTGGGGTGACAGCAGCATCTGTTAAAGCAGTTTTAACCTTGTTTAAATCTGCCGCAACAGCCGTTGCAGTATCTACTGGAGTTCCAACGGTAAAGCCAGCAGCAGTTATTGTTGCATTAGCTGCAGAGTCAGCGGTTCCGTGCTGCTACTGTAGGTTTAGGAGCTTTTCTATTTTGCTTTTTACCATCTTCAATCGCCATATTATGCTACCATATCTCCTAGAGCAACCCATGTATCTGTTGCGCGTTTAATAAGTGTAGCAGATGACCAAGTTGTACGCAACTTGAGTCCAGGAGTACCGTTGACTGTTACTCCAGCACCTGCTGTCAAAGTGCACTGACCAGCTCCCGTTTGAAGAACTGTAATAGTAGTTCCAATAGGAAAGGCCACTGAAGAGTTGGGTGGTACTGTTAAAGTATTTCCTGAAGCAACGCCCATTTCAACCATCTTGCCACTGTCTGCTAAGACTAATGTGTAGCTAGCTGTCTGGGCATTGGTAATTGTGTCAGTAATAATTCTCTGGTAGTTAGTGCCATCGTTGGTGAATTCCCAACAGTCTGTTGTTTCATTCCAACGAAGAGCTACGTTTGTTGAAGTTCCGCGTTCTACTTCGATCCCAGCATTGACTGATGGAGTTCCTGCTTCATTATTATTTAATATAATGATATTATCATCAATCGTTAAAGTCTCTGTATTAAGCGTTGTTGTTGTTCCAGAAACTGTGAGATTTCCAGAAACTGTTAAGTTTCCAGCTACAGTTGGGTTTGATGTGTTCACCCAAGCTGAACCATTGTATGAAAGAACTTGATTGGTTGCTGCTGTAGTAATTGTTACATCAGATAGGTCTGTAATGCCTAATGTTTCGGTGATTACAGCATTGATCCAAGCTGAACCGTTATACTTAAGAAACTGACCATTGGTAGCTGAAGTGATTGTTACTCCACCGATGTCATCGATGTCATTAATTGTTGGAATAGCACCCCACTCAAGACCAGATGTGGCTGTAGAGTTCGCCTTCAAATAATATCCATCAGTACCAGCAGCTAAACGGGCGACTGTATTGTCCGCTGATCCAACAACAAGATCACCCTTAGCATCAATTAGTGATTTCAATACTGCGTTGTTGCCGGCATCAGAGACAGCTATTGTTGCAGCATTTTGAACAAATGCTGTAGTTGCCAATTGAGTGTTGCTAGTTGCATTTGCTGCTGTAGGAGCTGTAGGTACTCCAGTCAATGCTGGATCAGCTAAAGTTGCGTAGCCAGCGAATGATACGCTAGACGTTTCTTTACCAGATACTCTACCATAAGAATCTACAGTTAATCCACTAATAAATGAAGTGGTATTTGCGCCAGAAGTATTTGTCTGGCTAACTGTTGCTAAATCAATACTGTCTGCGTTAATAACAATTCTTGAAGAAGAAGCAGTTGCGACATCAAGTACATTACCGGTGCTTGTTAAACCAGCACCAGCTGTAAATGTTGCAGTTCCAGTAAACTGAGCGAAGGTTAAAGAATCTGTTCCAAAAACAATTGCATTATTTGTGCCAGTTCCAGTAGTGGTCAATGTAAATCCTTGGCCACCATTATTGGTTCCACTTACTACGTAAACTGAATCACCAGTAGAAACTTGACCAGGAACACTATTATTAGAATCAGTACGACGAGTTAACACGAATGGAGTTGATACGCTACCTTGTTCGGTAATTGTGTATATTCCGTTTTGTGTTGCGTCTGCTTGATTTTTTACTAAAATGCTTTTGCCTGTAGTTTGAGCAGAGCCGTCAACGGTTAATCTTCCGTTAGTATCGCCTGTTAATGTAGCACCTACACCCGATGTACCATTAGCGTATGTGCTAGCTGGTAAAGCTGCAGCTGTAGCAAACGCTACGGCTTCGTGCCAATTTAAACCAGCAGCTACGGTATCAACATAACCTCTTGTGGCAAGTGATGTCGAAGTAGTGCCTGCGTTTGAAGTGACAACTGAAAGAACGTTCAATGTTCCGTCTACTGCTATATTACCAACGACTGTACCAGCTGAGTTTTTAAATTCTGCTAATGGAGCGCTTGCTCCAGACGCTGCTTTGATTACGAAAGATTCATCGTATACTGTAATCTCAGGTGCGGTTTCAATTCTTAAGCGGGCCATATTACTCCTAGTGTGGGTTTTAAAACAACTAGGGATATAGTAATGGGTTAGTTAAAGAATTATTGTGTTATTCTCTTTAAAAATTCTAACATTTTTCCCGTATATTTAATACGCCCAAAATGGGTTAAGTTAATAGTTGGATCAACCCAAATTTTTCCGCCCATCTTCTGCCAGTATCTACAGAAGCCGTAATCCTCAGACAAAAATCTTCCGTCATCATCTACATAAGAATTAAATAAAGCGTAGGCGTTTTCTATCTCTCCCCCATGCAAAGCGCCTGTATCATCTTTGTATTTTAACTTTTTATACTTCTTAAACATCTTGTCAAATACTTGACGCTTGATAAGCATAAAACCAGTCCCGGCTTCGTAGCATTCGATTGCTCCGTTATCAATATTTAATTGATTCTCACCTGGCTTTGTCATATGCACTACATATCTGCTGGCATATTCCATGAGGTCTTGGGCTGACATATCTGCTTGTGCAGCTTCTTTTACTTTGTCCCAATTGATTTCCTTGATTGGGTAAGACGCAGTCATAACATCTTTATCATGCCACAAAAGTTTTAATATAGCTTCTTTATCAAATTGAAGATCGACATCTATAAATACCATGTGGGTAAAGTCTGGACTGCCCATGAACTTGGCAACAAGATTATTTCTTGCGCGGTTGATCAAAGAATCAGATATTGTGCAGACTGAATACTTTAAACCTATTTCTTTAAAATAGAGACAAGCTTGCAAAAAGCTCATCATAAAAGGTTCTGTTACATGTGAGTCATAACAAGGAAGTGCAAAGAATACATTCCACTGTTCGAGCTTTTCTTTAGGGATTGTTATGTTGATTTGTTGTTCTTCTACAGGCATAGAAATAATTATAGCATACGTTTTCTAAAAAGTCATACGAAAATTAACTATTGAGAAACGCTTTTGCTTCCGATACAGAGTTTGAAAAGGTTGACTTTTGCCCGCCAGTTAAAGAACTATCTAATTTTACTAACATCAATTCTAAATGCTCGTAATTTGCCCTTATTCTAGAATCTCTAATCTCTGATGGTGCTTCTTCCATTAATGAACTCAATGTAGTAACGCTATCGTTTAAAGCCGAGATATCTTGAGCTAATTTTTCTTCTGGGGTTTCATCCATTATTCTCATACTTAGTCCTTTGATTGTAGTAATTGTTTTAAAGATTGCACTTCTGCTGAAAGGTCTTGTACGGCCTTAACTAATATAGGCACTAGTCTACCATAGCTAGCTTCTAGCTTATCAGGGTTAGATCTCATTGTCAGATTTAATATTTCGTGTGCATCTAATTCATCTTCTAGCTCAACAAAATCTTGAGCTAAGAAACCAAGATCTTTTTGACCGGCTTTTCCTCCGTCTCTCATGTTCCATTCAAATGTAACTGGACGGAGTTTATTAATAAATTCTAAACCATATACAGAATCTTGAATACCTGTTTTGTCGCGGGCATCGGACAATGCTGTAATGCTTGTGACCTGACAACGTAAGTGAGTTATATTAGAATCACCTAATGTTATCTTATTGCTATCTGTGACTGAAGCTGGTTGAGCATTGTAACCAAGATAGGCATTATTTGATCCGGTTGTTGCAGTTTGCCCAGCAGAATAGCCAGCGGCGGTATTGTAAGCTCCAGTGGTATTGTATAAAGATCTAAAACCTATAGCCATATTTCCATGGCTAGTTTGATTGTTGTATAGAGTTTCGTAACCTATGCCAATATTATCAACAGCTGTTGTATTTCCATATACAGCCGTTTCTCCTATGCCAATATTTCTAAAACCTGTTTCTGAGTTTCCATTTGTATTATATAAAGATAAATAGCCTAGTGCTATGTTATTTGTTGCGCCAGTGTTTGAATATAATGCCTGAAGTCCTATTGCTATATTCCTAGATCCTGATGTATTATTATAAAGATTTTTATACCCTTGTGCTATATTATATGTACCTGTAGTATTGCTATAAAGAGCTTGATAACCTTGAGCTATATTATAACTTCCAGTTGTGTTGTAATAAAGAGTATTTGCACCAAGTGCTATATTAGAAGAGCCGCTTGTATTGCGAAATGACGCAGACAACCCTAAAGCAATGTTATAAGAACCGGTATTTGGATATACGGAATACGAAGGAGTAGCTCCTCCTATTCTTGATCCATCGCCACCTATTGCTCCTGTTCCTACGGCAATATTATTACCACCCGTAGTATTATGAGCTAGTGCACCACCGCCAATTCCTATATTAGAATCTCCAGTATTTGGAGTTGCATCTGATAGGTAAATGCTGGGGTAACCATAGTCATCTAATGTTGTACCATCCCATTGGTATACTTTGCTTGACATTGCTGAGCCTATTGCTATATTATAACCGCCTGTTGTTATGCCCGCTCCACCACCAAAGATATTATTACCATAACCTGTAGTTAAACTAGATGCAGCACTAACCCCAAAAATATTATTGCTAGAACCAGTTGTTATTTTATAGCCAGCACTACCCAAAACTGTATTACCCCAACCTGTTGTCTGCCTCCATAAAGCCCCATCTCCAACAGCGACACTTAACGGGAAGGAACCAATTGCAGAGTATAACGCTTTAGCGCCTATTGCAATCGAATAACTTGGAGTAGCAGCACTATATAATGCGTAATCACCTATAGCTATTTCCCCATCTGTTATCAATGCGGAATACATTGCCTGATGGCCAATTGCAATTCCGGTTGACGGAGTAGCACCACCATAACCAGGATATATAGTGTCATAGACATTATATGATAAGTTATGAAAAGCTTCTTCTCCAATAGCAATAGCATTACTTACATTCGTAGCGTTTTCTAATGCACCGTTTCCTATGGCAATGTTATCTGAACCAGTCAGGTTAGATCCTAGTGAGAGCCAGCCAATACCAATGTTGTCATTGCCTGTAGTATTATTAATTAGTGATCCAGCACCAAGTGCTACGTTATAGCTTCCAGTCGTATTGTCGACAAGATTACTATCTCCAATTGCTACGTTATCAACACCTGTAGTATTTGAATATAATGCCCCATAACCTATAGCTGCATTGAAACTACCTGTAGTATTGTTTGCTAAAGCCAAATAGCCTAAACCAACATTCATTTCCCCAGTGGCATTTGTGCCTAATACATTATAACCTATAGGTATATTGTATAATTTATTAGCGAATTGTATTCCGGTGTTCTATATTAAAATATTGAATAGCCATTTTGGTCCTTTAAACTGTTAATCTCTCTTTAATAACATTAACATTAGCGTTAGTTGAGCTAGCGTCTGTTATAGTACATCTTAGTCTAACGTAATTGTCATTTATATCTGAGGTAAATGTAACAGGTATTACGGGCGATCCTATTTCCGTTCTTCCGTATTGGCTTACCGTCACAGAGCTGCCATTGTGAATTGCTAAACACTTAATAAATGTATATTTACTTCCCTGGGTTACTTGGATAGTGAACTCAGCACTTCTGTATGACAGAGCGCTAAAGCTATCAATTGTTGTTGCGGAATTTGTAGTTACACTCGTAGATGTTATGTCTGAGACATTGCTTGATCCACCAACAATTGTTTTTTTAGTTACGCTAGTTGTAACATTTGTAGACGCTGCGTCAGTTGCAGTTGCTCTTAATCTAACTACCCCATCATTAATATCACTTGATATTGTTATTGGAATTGCCGGTGAACCAATTTCAGTTCTTCCATATTGGCTAGTAAAAACAGTTGATCCATCATGGATAGCTAAACATTTGATTAAAGTATACTTTGTTCCTTGGACTGCCTGAACGGTAAACTCAGCGCTTCTAAAACTAGCTGACGCAAAACTATCTATAGTTGCAATAGCATTTGAAGTAATTGTTGTAGAAGTTATTTGGTCATCATCAACTGAATCATAATTAATAAGACTTGCTTTTTTCCAGCTATTTGGCTCAGTGCACACATATATGTAGTTCGAGTCCCAAGCCATATCCCCAGTTACTCCACTAGAAGTGGATGTGCTTGGAACTACTGTGGATATATCACCAAAAGAAGGAGTATGTTTTTTCCCACCAATTCCAGTAAAAACTGTAACTTTTTTAGAAGAATTTTCTGGTGCAGTTGTAAAATAAACTGTCACCGTGTTTGTTGTTGTAGCTTCCCATCTTGTATCTAGTATTTGGTATGGGCTTTGTGTATTTCTAACTATAATGTTTATATCTCTTGTGCCTAAATTGTGAGTTAGAACAAAACTAGTAGAGCTGCCATCACCAATCAAACTTGAGTATTCATATCCTTCAAGTGGCAAGAACACAGACGCTACAAGAGATCCTGCTTGTGGTGCTGTGCTAAAGTCTAAAGTAAGTTTATTTGCACTTGGTGCAAGGACTCCAACTTCAACAATTTCATAAGGAGAATCTGAATTTACGACTGTAGCGTAAACGTCTCTAGAGCCTAGATTATGAACTAGATCTATGCTAGAACTTGTTCCATCCCCTATGGTTGAGGTGTAGTAACTAAGTGTTCCAGCTGAGGCTATAAAAACCCTTCTGGACGAAGCTGATACAGCTGTAGAAAAGTCTAATGTTATAGAATTATCTGTTGTGGCTTCCCATCTAACCGCAACAGTATCATAAGGGCTATTTGCGTCTTTGACTATGACAGAAATATTTTTAGTACCCAAATAATGATCTACAACATATGTAGAGTTTGTGCCATTGCCTATAGTTTGGGAGTAGGTGCTGACTACTGGATCTATATTGTCTGCTGCTGGAGCAAATTTAGATCCATCAAATTTTAGAACTTGACCAGAAGTGGCGTTAGAAAGATCAATTTGTACGCCATTGATCGTAGCGGTGTCGCCAACGATTAAGCTGTTCTTGACTACAAAGTCTTTATTCGCCACTAAAGTTCACTGTCCCTCTAGTTTAAAATTTAATTGTATTATTAAATTGTAAAACTTATATAATTATATCACACTGCTATAAGTGTTCTTGCTATCTTGACTGTCGCATTTGTTGATGCAGCATCTGTAATGGTAACTCTTAGCAATACGTTTCCTGCAGAAATCGAAGTTGAGACTGTTAAAGGAATAACTGTTCCGCCCAATTCAATTACTGCATATTCTGACAGGTAAGAATCTGTTCCATCATGAGCAAGTAATACCTCTGAAGTTGTATACTTTGAACCTTGAGTTACTTGTACAAGATACTTAGCTGTTCTGTAGACTGTCTTATCAAAGCTGTCAACTGTTGTGACCGTGTTCACGGTAACTACTTGAGTTGAAGTGTTAAGTTCACCAGTTCCAGAATCAAGTGTTATTGCTCCAGTTGCTATGCTACCAAAGGTAACTGCTGCATTGGTGGCAACGTCCTGGCCAATTGAAAGGCTGATTGTATTAGCACTGTCGTTATAGGCCTTGGTTACACCCGTACCTGCCGTTATCGCGCCTTCTACAGCGTCCTGAGCTGCCTCAGTGAAGTCTGAGACCTGGCTGGCAGTAATCGAGATAGACGAGTTAGAAGCTGCTGTAAGGCGTCCCTGAGCGTCTACGGTAAATGTTCCTACGGAAGACGAGCTACCATAGCTACCAGCCGTAACAGCTGTGTTAGCAAGATCTAACGTAACGGCACCAGAGGTGCCACCGCCAGTCAATCCTGTTCCTGCCGTTACTGACTCAATGTCTCCGGCATCGTTTGTGAAGCTAATAACACCAGTTGAAGAATTATAGGCCAAATCTCCTGAAACGCTTATTTGCGCTCTTGTGTTTGCGGTGAAGTCCGAAATCTTTGCTGCTGTCAAAGTAGTAAATGTCAAGTCTCCAGCACCGTTGGTCATTAATACTGCACCGTTGGCTCCATCAGCACCAACTGCTGAAATGATTGAAGCTTCCGTTGTGCCAACAATTGTTGTAAAGTCTAATACTCCAGAACCATTAGTCGTTAGGGCTTGTCCTGCAGTTCCGTCACCACCAGCTGCTGCAATGAGAGCAGCTGCAGTTACGTCTCCGAGGTTAGCATAGTTTGTTCCGTCATTTGTGAATGACCACTTATCTGTAGTTTCGTTCCAGCGAAGTTCAACATTTGGTGAATCACCACGTTCAATTTCAAGTCCAGCATCTGCTGATGGTGAACCAGTTACACTTGAATTGAGAAGAACTTTATTATCCTCAATAGCTAAAGTTTCAGTATTAAGAGTTGTGACATTTCCATTAACCGTCAAATTACCTGTAACAGTAAGATTGTTAGAAATCGTAACGTTAGCTGGAAGACTAAGGGTAACTGCTCCAACGCCAGAGTTCGATACTGTTATCTCGTTTGCTGTTCCCGTTAAACCGGTAACAAGGTTTGTACCCCTGTCGCTGATCTGCGAAGCTGTTACTGAGATTGTAGTATTTCCAGCAGCAGTTAGGCGTCCTTGTGCATCAACTGTAAATGTTCCAACAGTACCCGCACCACCATATGATCCAGCTGTAACAGCTGTTGAAGCCAAGTCAAGAGTAACTGCACCAGAAGTACCGCCACCGGTTAACCCTGTTCCGGCTGTAACTGATTCAATATCGCCTGCGTCATTTGTAAAGCTAATTACACCAGTGCTTGAGTTATACGCAAGATCTCCAGAAACGCTAATCTGTGCTCTTGTGTTGGCAGCGAAGTCTGAGACTTGGCTAGCAAGAATACTGATTGCATTTTGTGATGCTGCGGTCAAACGACCTTGTGCATCTACAGTAAAAGCAGTCGCTGTATTCGCATTGCCGTATGAACCAGCTGTTACTGCAGTACTGTCAAGATTAAGGGTAATTGTATCAGTGTTTGAAGTAACAGAAGTTAAGCCCGTGCCACCCAAAATACTGAGGGTATCTGAACCCGAAGTAATTGTCTTGCTTGTTCCTGAATCGCCTGCAACTTCAAATGCAGTAGCTACGTTTGCAACTAAGTTTGCTGCATAGTTCTGTGCTGCGGTTTGTGCAGATGAAGCTGCACCAAAAGCATCAAACGTATTAGCCGTTACTGCTATTGTTGGAGTAGAGCCTTCACCACTATTATTTGTAAGAGTGATTGCAGTTCCAGCTACTAAACTAGAAACATAATCTCCAATAGTGTCAGTTGAAAGGTTTACTGCATCGTTAATCCAAACTGAACCATTGTAACGGAGGAAGTCTCCATTGGCAGCTGAAGTTAAAGTGACATCAGTTTGACCTGCTAGAGTAGTGGTAATTGTGCTACCAGCAACTGCTGCATAGACGCCAACTCTAACTGAGCTAGCAGACGGAGCTGCAGAGAAATCTAAAGTAACAGTTCCAGTTGTTGTGGCTTCCCAACGGACATCGATTACCTCATATGGGCTTGCTGCGTTGCGCGCAACAACGACAACATCTCTTGTTCCCAAGGAGTGAGTAATTGTAAAACTAGTAGCGCTACCATCTCCAATGGTTGAAGTGTAAACTGTTCCAGCTAAACCAGTGTCTGTTCCTGGAGCAAACTTAGTTCCATCAAACTTTAGAACTTGGTTAGTGGTGGCTCCAGTTGTGTCAATTTCAATTCCGTCAACAAATAGAGTTGAAACATTAGCCTGAGTAGTCTGGATCGTAGATGGAAGACTTAGAGTATAAACTCCAGTGGTAGCATTAGCCGCAACAGCTATCTGACTTGCCGTGCCAACAACGTTGGATATTAATTTAACTCCGTATTACAGCATTTGCTGTTTTATTCTTATAGAACAACTTACCGTCAACAACGTTAATCGCCAATTCACCCTCAGCAAGGGAGCTTGGGGTATTGTCTGCTTCATCTGATCTCTTAATTAAGAGAGTATTATTTGTTGCAAATTTAGATCCACTATAAGCCACGGATTACCTCTTTTGTTCTAGAATAGTTCTTGTACTATAGTAATCATATCACAAATATTAATTAGCTTAAAAATAAAAAAATATATCAATTATAACAATTAAGTTAAATTCCTATAATCGAACCCTAATACCTCTAAATATTCAAGATAGCTTTCCTCGTCTTTTGCGGCAAGTGGTCCGAACTCTTTACCCATGAGAATGTCTTTATATGCATCGCGATTATTGAATGACGGTCCTTTTGCTAATTCAAATTTACGCCAGTTAGTATTACTTAATTCGGTTGCCTTATTGTATTCTGGTGTTTTTCCTAAATGAAATAAAACGCTTTCTTTTAATGCAAATATTCTAAAATCATTTGTCCAAGCCCTAAGTGCAAAAGTATGTTCTTCCCCAAAAAAGGTAACTCTAGGATCTGGAATTATTTTCTTAAAAAATTGATTTGAACTAAACATAAAATGTCCGGATACGAAATGCGATTCTGCGTACTCTTTACCATTCCAATGGTCAATATTATCATCTTTTTCTGTGATATTAGGTTTTAGCACTCTGATACTTTCATTCCACATATGCACTGGAGCTATTGTGCCAGGACCATCATCATAATAAGTTTCTTTGCCTTCTTCATCTTTTATAAACCATGGAATTCTTGAACTTATAAGAATATTATAACAGTAGGTTTCAGATATTAAATTATAATAATATTTTAAAGTCTTATCCCAATTTTTTTTAAATCTCATATGGCCGGTCAATTCGCATAACATACTGCTCATCCTGCAGTAACCATGTGGCGATCAAAAATCCCATCCCCAGACCAAGAGCATAAGGTGTAGTTAGATTAGCTGTTCTTACATTTGGAAAAGAAGAAAAGTCTTCAAAATTGCTATCTGTTCTTTGGTTGCAAATCCCAACATATACATTATCTGGTTTTTCTGCGTTGGCATAAATGCTTTTGATAGTATTTAAAAGATCTTCTTCTTTAAAAGAAGGAATGGCTATAAATATATCTTCATTCAATATACTTACCATTTCCCCAGTGGGCATGTTGCTCTTTTGAGCTTAACCTTTAATGACATAATGCATCCGCATTCTTTGCATTGCTTTGTAGCTACTGTTAGCCTATCACAATCAAGGCAAGTGTCATATCTAGCTTTAGCTTCCTCTTCAGAAGCTTTTTCCTCATTTGGATTTAATAAATCCCAAGGACGCGTATTACCTAATTTAGCTTTGTATTCTTTCCAAGCACTCATGATACATCTTAGGCTATTGGCTTGAAAAAATCTGTCCCATCATATACCCAACCAAGTGCAACTTCATTAACTTGCTCTTGAGTCATCTCTACAATCGTTGGATTAGATTTCATCCCAGCCATTACTGGGCCTCCGCTTCCTGCAATACCAACTTTGCCAGTATATTCTCCGTCAACAAGAACAGCAAAAAAAGTAAAATCATTATAGTCAGTAATCTCTGGTATTTCAATTGCCATTAGCATTTCTCCTTTTTGAAAAATTTATATATTTTTATTGTACCATATTTAATTAACATGCAGCTCCGTACTGCCAATCTCCCCAATAGACAACTGTTGGACAACTGCAACCACTGCAACCAGAAGGACCGCAGGTGCCGTCATAAGATGTGCCATATCTCCATCTCCAGCCACCTGGTAAACATCGTTCTTCGTATACAGATGTTCCAACACAGAAAGTGCATGGATCAGGTGCTGGGAAGGATGGTGGGAAGAATGGCGGGAAGAATGGCGGGAAGAATGGCGGGAAGAATGGCGGGAAGAATGGCGGGAAGAAAGGTGGGAAGAATGGTGGAAAATACGGTGGAAAGAACGGCGCAAGTCTTTCATAATTAATAGCTGTGCCCAATGGTGTAAGAGTAGTATCTGTTAGAGCGGTTTTAACAGTGTTAAGAGTTGCTGGAGCTGCAGCTCCGTTAGGCTCAGTAAAAGGTGCTATTCCTTCAGTTATATTGGTATTAGTTACTGTCCCAACAACAAAGCCAGCAGCCGTTATCGTTGCATTAGCTGTGGAATCCGCTGTCCCGTGCAGCTACCGTAGGCTTAGGAGCTTTTCTTGAACCGGCCTGAACTGCCTATTGGAACTGTCATAATTAAGCCTTTAGATCACCCATTACCACCCAAGTGTTGGCAGCTAGCTTAACCAGTGTAGCACCCGACCATTGAGAACGCAACTTAAGTCCAGGAGTACCATACACTGTAACTCCAGCACCTGCTGTTATTGTTACTTCACCAGTAAGGTGTTTTCTTAAAATATCTATTCTATCTCCATCAGATAATATATTAGGCACAGTTACTGTTGTATTGGAAGCAGAATCAATTGTTACCAATTTAGCTAAATCCGTAGTTTGCAAAGTATAGCTTGCGGTTTGCGCGTTTAAGGTAGAGTTAAATCCTGCTCTAGCTGGGCCAGATACCAAGTCAGTTGTAGTAATGGAATTACTTAGTGATAATTTACTATACTCAATTGCGGCAGATGAATTAATATCAGCATTGGTAATCGTTCCGTCAAGAATCATTGCGCTTGTAACAGTTCCAGTCGGGAGTGTTACTGTGCCAGTGAACGTTGGATTGGCTAACGGCGCCTTAAGCGCAATTGCATCAGTTAATGTAGTTGACAAAGAGGCGTTGTTGGCAAGTGAAGTTGCTATTTCACCTAGGGTATCAAGTGTTCCTGGAGCACTATTGACAAGTGCTGCGACTTCTGCACGCACGAAAGCGGTAGTAGCAATCTGAGTTGTATCAGTAGCTACTGCTGCAGTTGGAGCAGTTGGAATTCCAGTAAGTGCTGGTGAAGCAATGTTTGCTTTTAGGTTATCCGCCGTGGTGACAAATGCTGTGGTGGCAATAGCAGTTGAGTTGTCGGCAGCCGTTTGAGTTGTTGCAATCGTCCCAGTAGGCAGAGTTGGTGTTCCCGTGAAAGTTGGTGAAGCCAACGGCGCAATTATTGTGGTATCAACCGCTACTGTTGGAGTGGCGCTTTCGCCTGAGTTATTTGAAAGAGTTACGCCTGTACCAGCAACAAGCGACGTTACATAACTGCCGGTTGTATCGGTGCCAAGAGTGATTGGCTGGTTAACCCAAGCAGTGCCATTGTACATTAAGAAATCTTTGTTTGCTGCTGCGGTAATTGTTACACCAGTGATGTCGTCAATGTTGCTAATGATTGGTACGCTGTCATTAATCCACGCTGAACCATTCCATTTTAAGAATTGACCACTAGCCGCACTTGTAATAGTTACGTCGCCAACATCATCTAAGTTATTGATTGTGGGAATTGATGAATTGATCCAATCGGTTCCGTTATACTTTAAAAATTGCCCCGTAGCATTTCCGCTAATAACAACGTCATCCATGTCTGTTGTTAAACTAGCTTTTCTATTTATCCATTTACTTCCGTTATAGAATAGTGCTTCTCCGCTACTTACAGAGCTTATCATCACGTCGCCAGATAAATTGTCTAATCTACCAGTAATTACAACTGCAGTACTTTGGATTGCGCCATATATGACGATTTGCATTTCATCTGAAGCTGGTGGAGTGGTAAACTCTACGGTTACATAGTCAGCTGAGTAAGCACCTAGTGCATCGGTAGTACTCCACCTAGTTTGTATAACTTCGTTGGTTATTTTACTCCTTACAGTAACCACAACATCTGCTGTATTAAAGCCATGATAAATCGTAAAATTAGTACTTGAACCATTACCTCGAGTAACAGAAATTGTTGTTCCCTGAGGTTGTTCAGGAATAATGCTATTGACCCATTTTCCTAAACCGCTATCCCACAAAAGGACTTGTCCGCTTAGAACGTTGTTAGTAAGAACGTCTGAAAGTTTAGCAGTATTAAAAGCACTATTTATCCAAGCTGAACCATTATATAATAAAACATTATTCGTTGTGGCATTTGAAAGAGTGACGCCAGATAAGTCGTCTAATGTTCTATTGTTAATATAAGTTACTGCATTTGAATATGCTGTGTTTCCAACACCGTCAGCATAGGCGCTTACGCTTGCTGCGGAGTTTGCTATATTGGAAACCATGTTTGTAGTATAGGAATCTGCTACTTTGATAACTGGTGTCATTCCTTCACCAGAGTTATCAGTTATTGTTATACCAGTACCTGAAACTAAGTTTGCTACATATTGACCTGTTGTATCAGTACCAAGTTCTACAGAATTAGAAACAATTGTTGTTGTTAATGTTACGTTAGCACTTCCGTCTATAAATACATTACCGGTTACGTCACCATCTAAAGTAATTTTTCTTTGGTTAGTCCAGACTAATGCATTGCTTGCTGTGCCAGTTACATTACCAGTGTGAACTCCGTTGCTATTTCCAGTTAAATCACCAGTAACATTTCCGGTGACATTTCCAGTTATGTTTCCAGTTACATTACCCGTGACTGAGCCCACTAAGGCAGCTGTTACTTGATTGAAAGTAACGTTTGCGTTGGTAGCAACCGATTGAGGAATTGAAATCGTTGGAACTGAAGCTTCACCAGAATTGTTAGTAATTGTTATACCAGTGCCCGCACTGAGGTGATCTACATAATCACCTATTGTATCTGTAGATAAATTAATAGCATCATTAATCCAAACAGATCCATTATATCTAAAGAAGTCACCATTGGCTGGAGTAGTTAAAGTAACATCTGTTAAATCATCTATTACTGCATTTAGTGTTATCGTTGGAGTAGTAGTTTCTCCAGAGTTATTAGCTAAAGAAATTCCAGTTCCAGCAACAAGTGAAGCAACATAATCACCAGTTGTGTCTGCACCTAAAGCTACAGAATTAGCAGCTACAGTAGCAGTAAGTGTTACGTTTGCGGAACCATCTATTGATACGTTACCTGTCAAGTCTCCAGCTAAAGTAATCGTTCTAGCGTTTGTCCATTTTGCTGATGAGCCAATATATGCGTTTGATGATAATACTTCAACGCCATTAATTTTATAAACTTTTCCAGAAGCTAAATCTACGTTTTCAGAAGACGTCCATGAAGATGTAGAATTTGACCAATTAAAAGTTTTATCTGTAGTTCCCTTTAATGTTATTCCACCACCATCTGCTGTCACGTTAGATGGTGATGATACGTTAGCAAGTTCAATATTTTTATCTTCAATAACAATTGATTCTGTGTTTACTGTGACGATAGTGCCATTAACGGTAAGATTTCCAGAAACTACTAAATTTCCAGAAACTTGAACACTATCCTCTGTTGTTATTTGAGTATTTGATGCTTGTAATAAGTTCAGCGAAGAACTTACTAATGCCCCACTACTATTTTTGAAAAAGAACACTCCAGAGATAGGATCTATCGCTATTTGACCTGAAGTTATACTTGGTAAAGCCATTGTAAAACCTTTCCCGCTTTAGTTAAAAGGTTCCACCATCAATATAAATGTTATCGAATGTTGTTAAGTTAGTGATGGATCCACCAGTGATCGAAACGTTACTTGCATTTTGGATTGCAATTGTTCCAAGTCCTAACGTAGTTCTTCCAGCAGAAGCGTCTGCGTCATCGACCAAACTTCTACCAAAAGAAGTAAATGTTGCCAGTGCTGCTGTTCCAGAACCTGTAAAGTATGGAAGTGTGTCTGCAGCAGATGTTAATCCAGCTAATGCTGTAAGATCACCATCATAGGCTTGTACATCTGTCCCAATTGCTAGTCCAAGGTTACTTCTTGCTCCTGAAGCAGTTGTTGCTCCAGTTCCTCCATAAGATAGACCTACTGTTGTGCCATTCCAGGTACCTACAGTAATTGTGCCTAATGATGTTAAGCTAGAGGTAACTACACTAGAACCAAGTGTTGTATTGGAAAGAACTTCCGAAGTTCCAATCTTGAATACTTTGCCAGCAGCAAGATCTAAGTGTTCAGACGAAGTCCAGGCATCTGTTGCATCAACCCAGTTCAATGTTTTGTTTGTTGCACCAAGAATTGTAATACCAGCACCATCAGCAGTTATGTCTGTCGGTGATGCGGCGTTTGCAAGAACAATGTTCTTATCTTCTACAACAAGTGTTGCAGTATTAAGAGTTGTTGTATTGCCGTTAACAATCAAATCTCCAGTAACAGTAAGATTATTACTAATCGTAACATTAGCTGGAAGGCTAAGTGTTACCGCACCAACACCAGAGTTAGATACTGCAATTTCATTTGCAGTACCGGTCAAACCAGTTACGAGATTTGTGCCCTTGTCACTAATCTGTGAAGCAGTTACTGAGATTTCAGTATTGCCAGCAGCTGTCAAGCGACCTTTTGCATCAACTGTAAATGTAGCAACGGAGTTTGCAGCCCCATAAGAGCCAGCAGTTACAGCAGTACTGTCAAGGTTTGAAGAAGTTAAAGAAATTGCCGTATTTCCAGCTGATGTTAATCGACCTTGAGCATCAACTGTGAAAGTTCCAACAGTGCCTGCACCACCATAAGAACCACCAGTTACCGTGGTGTTGTCAAGGTTCAAGGTTATTGTGTCAGTTGCACCAGCAACAGAGGACAGTCCCGTGCCACCAGAAATAGTCAAAGTATCAGTACCTGAGCTAATTGTTTGATTGGATCCAGAATCGCCCGCAACTGTAAATGATGTAGCAACGTTTGCAACAATATTGCTAATATTAGAAACTTGTTGGTCAACATAAAGTTTTGTTGATGCGTGGGTATTCGCAGTTGGCGTTGGAACGATAACTACGCCAGAAAATGTTTTATTTCCTGTAATTGTTTGATTTGTTCCCAATGATGCATAGGCCCCAAAACCAGCAATTGCCTCAACAGTTGTTGCAGCTCCGCCAACTCCACCAGTTCCCTTACCGTAATACAGGACATCGTCAGCTTCATTATATGCTAATTCTGCGTTCTCTAAGGTACTTGGCGCTCCTGCTGCGCCTGAACTAGACCTTCTTTTAATTCTCAGGGTATTAGACATTTTTAAAAATTCCCTCCATCGACTAGATTAGATTCCGCGTAATTAATCCATTGCGAACCGTTGTAACGTAAAACCTGACCACTGGTAACTGAGTTTATAGTAACATCTGTCAACCCATTTAAAACTGATTGAGTCGAGATATTTGTTTCAGTGGCTATTATTCTATCCTTGATAGTAAGATGAGAACCAGCTGGATTAAGACCCAATACGGTTTGCACTGCCTCTACGGCATCGTTTAAATTTGCATGTTGCTGATGATGGGGTACTGTGTTTGAATTAAGCTTATCAGTTGCTGTTGGATTTATTAAAATATCTAATTGATTTGGATAATTTGTTGCCATATATCTTCCTATAAGCTAATAATTTTTGTTGAACTATTATTCCACTGTAATGTCATTGGAGAAGCCTCTGCGGTGCCCGCAAAAGGTAGTCCTTCAGAATCGTCTATAAAAGCTATTAACCTTGAATTGGAATCAGTTGTACCATATTGATAAAATACAATTGCATTAAATGATGCTCCATCGTGAACAATGGTTAGATCATCTGCATCTAATACCCCTAAATCATTAGATACGTTGCTTAAAGGTTCACTTCTATATTTTTTTGCCAATGTTGGTATATCTGATAAGAATTCATTGGTGCTTTGATTTGGTGTATATAAAGAAGTATCTATAAATGCAACTTTAAGACTATTTGTTGATAGATTTATTTCACCACTTAACATGGATTCTTTTGCTTTTTTATATACAAAATTAGCCATCTTATATACCCACATCTTTAGAAACTGTTATTCTATACTTATAACCTTTTTCAAAATAATCTTTATTCTCAGTATAATATGATGGTGTTGCATCTATTAAGGATGGAAAGTCTATATATATCTCAGGCTTCCAAGAGTGCATTTGCGTAACTGTCTCAACGTTTTCCCAACGAGACGGTGACTTCTGGATTTTTTTTCTTTGAGCTTTAAAATACTTAGTGGATAAAAAGTTAGAAGCTGGACGAGCATTAAAAGTAATGGTGACTCTTCCATTGTTGTTATCATTTGGTAAGTAAAAAGATCCATTTTTTGGCTCAACAGAATCAATATAGAATTCTGGATTTTTAGCTATAATTTGATAGCTACTATAGGCTTCGGTTAAAATTGAGTTATCTTCTACTAAAATCTCTTCTATCACCGGAACAACAGAAGTTGAAAAACCAGAAGGAGTAGCCGCATCTTGCTTTGTAAATTTTATATACTCTTCTGCTACGACTTCATTTGCAGCGTCTAATATACCTACTACTCTTAGATAGTATTCCTGACCAGAAACAAGGACTTTATCCCAGTAAAGAGTAAGAGTTCTAGATATTGTATTATAGTCAGCTAATGAGTTTATTGCTTTAAATGGACTAGATACAATAGTCGGTGTTGCAGCTGATGTTTGAACAATAAACTTATTATCTGTTATAGAACTAATTTTTACTGTTCTACCAAATTTAATTTTTACCTTATCGACACCCACTGAGGCATAATCTATTAAATTTAATGGCACGATTTATCTCCTCAGGAAAAGACTTACACTTAACTAGTAACGGGGTTGGTACAAAAAAATAAGGGGCAGCTTTCGCTGCCCCCTACTTTCTAAGACTGTGTCGTAACTATAACAGTCCTAAGGTTCTATTACATTTCGTTAGTAACTTGTACTTCGTAGTTACGGGCAAGTCTAACGTTCTTAGCAACTGTGATACCTTCACCATCGCCAAGCATTACAATGTCGTAACGCTCTTTCATCTTCATCGAACGAATGTCACGTGACGGATCATCGAACTGATCTGTGCTCATGTCATCCTTAACAAGAAGACTGCCGACCTCATTACGATCAATGAGGAACAAGTCTGACTTAGCTAATGTTGCACCGCTCTTAGCCGTAAAGCTAACAAATGGTGACACTAACACGTTCAAACCCATAGGGGCTGTTGCGTTAAGAGCGCCATCCTTCGACTGTGGACGGTAGCCCCAGCTGGTATTAACAGCTGATGCAGCGCCGCCCATGTGGAAGATCGAGTCCTTGAGGAAGACCGACCACATCAGTGGGTGAAGAATGAAGTCTGTTGGTATATGGTTTTCGGCCATTAGAACAGCTGCCATGTCGACAACATCGTCCCAGGTAACAGTGCTGTTGTAAGCACCATCAATCCCACGACCTGTTGTATCGTCATAGCTGCCACTGTCGTTGTCGAATACAATTGTAGCTGCATCCTTAAAACGACTAAGAGCAATTTGCTCTTTCAAACGTGCCATTGCACGGCCTGCGGCGCGTACATGGAGGCCTACGATGTCCCAAAGAGAATCAGCAATAACTTCCTCTGTGAAAGCCAGCTTAACGCCCTTCTTCGACACCTTACCCTCGATTTGCTTAGCAAATGCGAGAGCTTGTTCTGGGTATTCTTGTCCTTCTGGGATCTCAGCAGCTTGAATTGCGTTTACCGCTGGAAATTCCAAAGAACGACCCTTACCAAGGCGTACTGTAGAAAGAAGCGGGGTTACCAAAAGCTGTGGTTCGGCTGCTTCGCGCAGAGTACGAGAAATTACCTTAGGAAACAAAGCGGCTGCGTCTGACGAACCGAATGCTTCCTTGATAGTAACTCTGTTATCTGTGTCGATGTAGCCATCTTCAGCAAATGCGGCTTCCCAAGCTGGGAGACCCGAGAGGAGTTCTTGGATTGTCTTACTCATCTAGGATATTTCCTCCTGTTTAATTATTTCTTTTTTTATTTTCTTTTTTTTTATTAGAGTGTTAAATTGACGCGGAAAGCACCAATAACATTCGTAACATCTAGGTTTGCACGGATACCGAGTTTACCGGAGAACGAGCCTGATCTTGTGAGCTCATAAACTGTCTTGAGCGCACCTGGATCCGATGGAAGTTGCATGTAGGAAAGTAGTCCGTCATCAAAGTTTGTAGCAAACTTCTCGACTTCAATAACCTTACCTACCATCAAGTGTGGGTAACTAGCTGCATCAGCTTGCGACAAGAGTCTTGGACGACCCATGAAGTCTGGAGCAACTAAACTACCTGCTACGAGATCTGCGTTAACACCTGTGACCATTGGATACTCGACATAACCTCTAACGATAAAGCCTGCACCTTGCGATGTGCCCTTATCAAATGGTCTGTAGAGATCGTACTGTGCACAACCAACTGGCACTGAACGTGCAGCAACTGCTTGTGTATCTCCAGATGCGCCAGCAACTGGAGTTGCTGCTGCAAGTGGATCCCAACCTGAAATTGTGTCTCCCCAAGTTACTGAAGAGGCGCTACCGTTAGCTGGAACGAAACGTGAATCACCACTTGAATCTGTTACTACCGAAAGGATTGTTCCCTTTGGAATAACAATTTCAAAACGATCATCTTCTGAATCTGCGTACCAAGTTGGAAGGGCGACTGATGGCAAGATGTATGCGGATGGTGCAATACCTTCCGAAACAACGAAACGACCAGCACCCGTTTTGGTACCTACTTTACGAAATTTTGCTAA